TATCCGACGCTGGAGCATTCTCAATGAAAGGTGGGAAGCCGAAGCCAGAGACTGGAAAAGCAAAGCCCTGGCAGACAGGCTAGGCGCCCTGAGCGTACCCAAAAGTGAGGGAGACAACATTCATCTCTCTGACTACCTGGTCCATTGGCGCACCAATATTCTCGGACACCAGGTTTCGAAGGACGGCCGCGTTACCTGGAACGATTGCCTGGTGCTCTCGATGCGAGGTCATAACCGTGGAAAGCCGATCGCCATGCCGACACGAATAGACTATGCCAGCGATTGCCGGCAGCTCGAGGACCAGGAAGGCGCACGCTTTGCTCTGTCCGATCCGACTCTACTGAAACGGGTTCGCAAACTATTAGCTCCGTGGCTGACGAAACCGACTCATTACAACGGCCTGAGAAATACCCTATCTCGCGTGTTTGCCCATGCCGTCCAGGAAGGCATCATCGATCGTAACCCCATGATCGATATTTCAAAGGCCACCATATCCAAGCGTGAAGTGCTGGTGCCAGATGACGCCTATACCGCCATTACGGAAAAGCTCTGTACTCACAAAATTAACCGCAGAAAGCTCGACGGCACATGGCGGGCCAAGATCTGCGACATGATTTACATGATGAGCCAGCAGCCGATCGATGTATTCGGATTGCGGGAGGATCAAGTTGAACTATTCGATGCCCCGAGGCGCACGGAGGTTAAAGACATAAACGGTGCCATCCTTGAGGAATACGAGGTTTTCGGCCTGATAACGATGCGCCGGCACAAAACCAACATCGGCATCGAGATTGAAATGAACGAAGACATGGCCGCCCTAGTCACCTGGTTCCAAGACTTCAAACGCCGTGAGAGTATCGTCTCGCCCTATCTAATGGTGTATCCCAGGTATTTCGACAAACGCAGCCGAGGTAAACCCGTCGCGCACCGATTCATGCAGCTAGCCTGGAAGCAGGCCGCAGAGGAAGCGGGCTATAGCGGAATGTATCAGCTCAGGGATCTACGGAAGAAGGGTCTAACGGACGAATTCATCAATCAGGGAGAGAACGATAAAGGTGGGCATGAGACCGAAGCGATGCGCAAACATTACCGCCTGATCACTCCCCCAAAACGTGCCCGCTCGACACTCAAGTTCATCAAATCTGGTACCGGGAACGGCGGATAATATTGCCACCTTTTTGCTACTTTATTGCTACCTGCAATATGCAACTAAAAGGCTTGATATAAGTGACTGAAAATATTGGGTGAAATTGGAGGCGCGGGTCGGAATCGAACCGGCGTACACGGAGTTGCAGAAACTTGCATAAGGTTTAAAAATTCTAATACAAATCAGTTAGTTAACTAAAGTTGCAAGACATATATATCATGCGTTTTTCGAATTTTATTATCGTTTTCTTTCAAAAGGTTACGTTTTCATTTTTTCACGTTGATGATTATCCATCATGACGCTGTGTCTATTTTGACATTTTAAATTTGCCAACGGTGTCACATTTCAGACAAACAATGCCCCAGAGAATTTATACCCTGACGTGATCTCAGCAAGGTTTTCAGCGGCACTACCGGGAGGTGTAGCCCAGGCTCCTCCGATAAATAGACCACGGTTCAGATATATGGCATTCGTAAGCGAAAAATCCTGCTCTCCAGCTGGCCAGCCAACCTTAGGCAAATAGTCATAATACGGTGAGCTATCCGTGGAGTTGTACTCCCCCGTGATCTGATCGAGCCCGATCGAACTAACGCTTCCTCCGGCGAACAACCCACCGGTTTGATCCGAAATCAAGCAGCCACCGCCGTCGATCATCCGCATGCCATAGCGCCCCCATCCGATACCGGTGATTCCTGGGTACTCTGTCCAGTCATCACTAAAATCAACTGTCCCCATAATTCCATGTATAGAAAATAGTTCCCAGTGATTATAGCTTATCGCATCATAGTTACCGCCAGACGTAGTATTTGAATAATTTCGCGTCTCAACTCCCAGTGTCTGACCTCCCTGTATTGAGCAATACTCAACACTTTCACTCCAATCAATCGTTTGAGTTGTTGTCTGATCAGCATACGGCTCATGAGGTAATGATCCGACTCTATTTTCAACAAGATGCAATTTTCGTGTGATTGCCGATGAAATCCTCAAATCGATTTCTAGTAGATCATGATCGATTGATTCATCATTTTTGTTTGCTGAGAACACGACTGATTGGCTACCGACATTTATCTCACTGAGATCCCGCATGCAAGCGAATAGCGACACACCATCCTGCCTAAAATCGATCGATTTCGAAATGACATGATTACTAGTCCAGTCCTGGTAAACCGCCATCTGCGTACCAGCACCGCAGGTGATGTTCGAGTACGTCACCGACTCCTGGTAATCAACGACCATGTCGAGATAGGTTTTCGTCTCACCGATATAGTCAACCATCAGGCGCGATGTTCCTGACACGGCGTTCGACGCATCGATCACATTGTTGGGATCGCTACAGTCGCCGGCAGGATTGACACGAAACGGCAGGTTTTGTTGGTTCGCGGTCATACCGGCCCCGGTGACCTGATCGACCGTATAGACGTTGATCTGATTAAGCGTGCTTGAGATCTCCACCTCAACAATATACGCGGATCGCTGCAGCGGCCTGTCCGTATTTGGAATCCAGTTACTTCTGGCGTTGGTATAGCTGCCATCCCAGATATCAATCGGCACGTTCTGAAACCCCGGCGATCCAGTGCTGGAGTCGTACGGCAGGCTCGAATACTGCGGAACTTTCGTCTCCCATTCCGGGTTATTCGTGTAGACGCTACTCGTATCCAGAACCTTAACCGCCCGTTGCAGCTTCACCGCCTTTAGGCCGCTGGCCGAGAACAAATAGGCAAATGACTCCGGCGACGGAAACAGGTGATGATAGGTCGCATCCAGCCCGTATGCGCTGTGCGGCATGGTCCCGATGGTTTGCCAGCTGGCGTTCGGGTCAGAGAGCAGGCGTTTGATGAACACATCCGCTGTCGCCTGCCAGGGATCATCCGCATCGAGCGTAACGGCCACAATATAGTCATCGGTACCATCGTTGGCTATCGCGGCACCCATGCATTTACGGGGAGTCGTGGCGATCACCTTACCGTATTGCCAGATAGACGTTCCGAAGATGCTTGGGAAATAGCGGTGCCCCTGCATTACCAGGTACTGGGAATACACACCGTTGGCGTCGACTGGGCCTTTCCAGTCCAGATTCCCCGCCCCCGGCGTCTGCGTAAATTTCCGTCCGATCCAGCCGGCGCCCGATGAGTTGCGGAAATAATAATACTCGGCGCCACGCTGGGGAGGAACCTTGTACAGTGCATAGGCCCCATGCAGGCGGCATGGAATGGGATCACTGACAAACCCGATCACCTGCGCAGACGTCGGCGACTGGTTGAGAAAACCCACGACCACATGATCGCCAACGGAGAACACCGCGCCATCGCAGTCCATGTAATGGATAGGCACGCCCTGGAGGATATCCCCGGTCTCCCGGTTGGCATCGATCCCCAGGTACCGCGTTTTCTGGACATCGAGCACCAGATCGCAGGTGTCTCCAGTTATCGCAGTGATATTACCTGTTCGATAGGTCGGCGTGTAAAGCTCCCAGGCGTCATACAGCGCCATCACGCGGTAACGCCCTGCACCGCTGGCAAAGTTCGCAGAGGGCTCCATCTGGCCGTCCAGCAGCGTGTCATAGACGGATGCCGGAATCGCCGTATTGCTCCACCCTGGCCGGATGATCGAACCGCTTGGCAGGTCGATGATACCGATATCGCCCGTTAACCCCTCGGTATAGTCCGCACACCAGACATTCACCGTCGCGGCAGCGGAATCAGGGGTATTCGCGGTGAGGTATTCCTGTTTCTTCCGGTTCGAAAACAGCTTCGTTTTCGTCCGCAGCAGCGCATCCTTCGCCAGCTCAAGGGCCTTGAGGGCTTTGAGCCACGCATCCTCAGCCTGCGTTATCTGATCTGGATCACCAGATTGGAAAGCGTTGGTCAGCAGGTTGGACGTCAAACGGAGATCACTTGTGGCATTGTCGACCAGCTGCTGCTGACCGGCCTGCGCCGTAGTGAGCTTGGATTCTTCGGTTTGGAGGGAGGTGAGCCGCTGCTGGATGCGAGCGGTCGCATAGACGAGTTGAACCTGGTACTGCCCCTGCCCCAGGTCCTTCAGAATGGTTGCTTTAGACATAGGTGATGATCATGTAACAGGTCGATGGTGCCGCCGCGATGAGCTGCACTGCATCGATCGTGCGACTGTCAACGGTATCAGCGGGATTGATATCAGGTTGAAACCCGATGCGCGTCTGGCTGGTCTGATTCAACTGGATATCCGTCAGAACCCTGGCCACCGGTGAGCTGTAGGTCTTTTGTTTGTGCCCGGTCAGCGTGATCGACGACGACATCGGGCCATCGCTGGGGTCAGCCGTCTCCAGATTCGCCCGCGCCACCTCCCGGGAATCGACAACAGCACCCGTCATCGGGTCCACCGCCTCCCAGGTGATAAAGAACTCACCGGCGGCAAGCGGGGTAATCTGGTCGATATGGGCCTGCGCATTCGGCACCACGGCCTGCAGGTATGATGGCCTAGCACTCACTCGCCGCGACGACAGCGATGTCATCGGCAGATCTATCGACGTCGTCCCATCCGTCAGCGTCAGCCGGAACCGGTTAAATGGTATCGCCTGATCATCCGGTGTCGGAAAGACCGGTGCCGCTTTTGAGAAATTGAACGAGCTGAAAACCAGACCGGGCGTCGTCAGCAAATTCTGACTCGGCGCCGTTGTGGGCGCGTCGTACATCCCGAGGATATAGGGTGCAGATACACCCGGAAACGCCAACGGGATCACCAGTGTGTTTTCACCGGCAACCAGCTGGCACTCGTAGTCGCAGGCAGGCCCATCATTGGTCGCGATCACGATGTAGCGTGGCGCTGAATCAGCCGCTGAGGCAGTGACTTTGATGATCAGCTGAGTGGGTGGATCAGACCAATCCGCCCACCAGGTCGTATCATGGAAAAAGGCATACTGCAGATCACCCGATACCCATTCCAGCGTATTCGTGCTGCTGTGCCAAGTCTGGTTATCATGCAGCGTAAACAGCGTGGCGCTGAGAGCCTCCATTACCCGGCCCCCAGCATCGAGATCGTATAGCTCCCGTCAGAATTCACCAGGACCGACTGAAACCGGCACAGAAGGCAGTTACCCCACCAGCCAACGACAAATTGCTGATGATATTTGCCCAACTCCCGGATGGCTTCCGCCGCTTCGGCATCATTGGTCCGGATAGCCAGCGAGCGGTCGCCGTCCGTGAATCCGCCATCAAAGAACGACACCCCGCCATCCAGCGTAGGGTACCGCGTCACCCGCCGGCTAACGCCCTCAATATCCGAGTCGGCTCGGTAGTTGAACTGCACCGGGCTTACTGACGAGAACAGCACTGTACTGATCGAGATATTCATCAGTTACCCGTCCCCAGCAGAAAGTTATCCTGCGCCTCAGTCGCCCATACCTTCGTTTTATCCAGGATCTCGCGGATCACCAGCTCCACTGCCGGACCAACATCCGGGCCAACCTCGATTTTCACCAGGCCGCCGTTACTGGCCAGCGCATCGGTTTTCTTCTTGATCAGGGCGATCTGAGCATCGGTGAGTTTGGTCTGTTCCTCCAATGCTTTCTCACGTCGCTTGTTCTCCTGCTGAATCTGATCAGTGATCATGAACTTGTCAGAACCGTGGGAGTTTGACAGGTCGCCATACAATGCCGTAAGTGATTGGCCCGTTGATGTTATCGTCGAATTCAGGCTGTTTATAATGGCCTTTGCTTCTTCGCTTTGCGCACGTATATCTGCAACTTTGATATCAACCGTCGCTTCGATCTTCTTAATCCGCTCATCAGAAGCCAGCTTCGCCATTTGCTCCTGATACTGTTCCGACTGCTTGATCGCTTTCTTGGTTTTCTCGACCTGGCTATCTAACGATTTTCCGGATTTAACGACTGTTCCAGAGAATCCATTGACCTTGCCAGTCGCCTGATCATACGAAACCTCAAGATCATTATTGTTCTTTACAAGCTGCTGGGTGTAATACCCAACTTTACTAACAGCATCGGCATTTTGATTGATCGATGTTGTTACATTGGAGGCCAGTCCAGCGCTTGCGTTCTGCGAGTCGTTATAATCAGATGCCGCTTTTTGCGTCTTAACATAAGCATCCAACTGTTTTTGCAGCGCCTGAACATCGATATCCTTGGCCTGCCCGGATTTATCGACAGCATCCGCCGTATCATTCATTTGATCGGCATAAGCCTTGGAAGCCTTTGCGGCCGCCTGAATCGCTTTTACTTGCGCATCGATGGCCGCCTGGTGTTTAGCGTCAGCATCGCCATGTATCCAGTTATAAAGGTCTACTCCAAGCGAGTTGCCACTGATCTGCTCATAGAGCTTGTTAAATGCCTCACCAATGCCATACCCGGCAGCGAACGATCCAAATAGTGCCGTACCAATGAGTCCGCCTTTACCAATACCGGATGCAATCGATTTGAGGCTGCTGAACTGGGTCACCAGCGTCTGCAGTCCTTTGGCCCCAGCGATGGCGATTAACCCATTACCTACGGAATTCAATCCGGATGAAAGGCCACCAATCGCTGGAAGAATTTTATCCACTGTTGTCGCCAAACCCAGCAGATGCCCAATACTCTGCTTAGTGGCGCTATCCAGGTTCTGGAAATGCTCAACACCCGTTCCAACCAGGGAAAACAACGGCTGAAGGCCCTCTACGATGCCTGAAGAGACATTTACCAGCGCCGTGAACGCATCAATGATTTTCTGCAGAACTTGCTCAAGCCCCTGAACAGACGATAGGTCTATATCGCCGAAAATTGCGGTGAAAGCACCGCCAACGGCGTTACCGAGATCGCTAAAAGCTTTCACCAGATCAGTGACATCCAGACCCTTTAGGGCTTCCGGAAGATTGACCGCAATCGCCTTAAATTTCTGATCGATCTCATCGAACACGCCGCCCAGCTGCTGGATCAGCGGCGCGAAAACGCCGTCCGGGATCTTGATCTCAGCACCGACAGCCTCAAACGATTTCGCCAGTGATTTAACGATGCTCTGGGTTGCTTTATCGAAATTGTTGCCATAATTGATCAGCGCGCTCTGAACATTGTTCTGCAACGTCTGAACTAATTTGTCGAGATCAGCGGACAATTCGACCGCAGCGGTTGCTGCAGATCCGGATTTCGTTTTCATCGCATCCAGATCGGACGCAAATGTCTTGGCTGCTTTTCCAGTAAGCGGCAGCACGGCACCCAATGCCTCGACGCGCGGGAACAGCAGGGCAATTTCAGAAGTATTACCGCCTGTTGCCTTTGCCACATCATCGAGCACGCCCTTCAGGCCTTTACTCTTTAGAGCCGCAGCATCAAACTCTATTCCCAGCGCTTTCGCTTCCTTCGCCGCTTTAGAGCTCGGCTTTATAATGGCTGCCAGGGCGCCCTGCAGAGAGGTCACGGCCTGAGTCGTAGTCGCACCCGTCGATGCAGTAATGGCAGCGATCGCTGCACCCAGTTCATCGAACGAGATACCGGCAGCGGAGGCCAATGGCAGCACCTGGGCGATGGAGTCCGATAACTCCGGTATTGTCGTCTGCCCTAGCTTGACTGTCGTGAAAAAGGTATCCGCGTAGCTCTCTGCATCTCCCATCGAACCACCGAATGCATTGATAGTCGATACTAATGCCTTGGTGGTGGTATTCAGATCAGCCCGACCGGCAATAGAGAGCTTTTCAGCCGCTGAGATGACGGTTAGGCTTTGGTGATAATCCACACCAGCCGATATCGCGTTATACGTCGCCTCGGTTATCTGCTGAAGACTGGCTGTCGAGCTTTCAGCATAGGTCTGGATCTGATTCTTGAATGCCTGGAGTTCCGATGATGGTTTTCCGATGATCGTGGCGATCTCAGAAAATGACGTACTAAAATCATCACTGAGCTTAACGGCATAGCCCGTCAGACCGATGGCCACCGCACCAAGAGCCGCATCCAACTGAACGATCGAGGCAGTGACATTAGCCAGCGGCTGGGTAACAGATTGCGCCTTGGACTGGAGCGCATCGAGACCGCTGCTGACGGAATTGATCGCCTTTCCGGTTTTATCAACACCCGAAAAGATGATCTCGACGGTTTTGGATTTGTCCGCCATAAAAACTCCAGGCATAAAAAAACCCGCCGGAGCGGGGTTTTAATGAGAGGTCGGTGTCAGTTGCAGTAGATTCGCACCTGGTCATCCCACTGGGATACAAGGTCCTCGGCGCTTTGTCTCTCTGACTGTTTGTAGCCATGCCGCAACAAACGGCTCAAATCGTTCTTATAGCTGCGCCTGACATTTTTCGCGTAGGTACAGGCTTCATCACTATGTATCGATGCTGGAGCTGCCGTTGGCGCGGCATTCAAATCACGCTGAAGCCGTTCTCTCTGGACCTGCAAATTCATTCGGGCCGCATCTTCCTTGGATAAGGACCCCACATGATTATCATGTATTTGTACAGTCTGAGACTGGGACCCATGAGGAACACTGGAGTAATGCACCCCGCCGGAACTATCAATCCATTTGTAAATTTTCGCCTGAGCAACTGCTGGTAACACCAGTGCCAGAATAACAATCCATCGCATCGCTAGCCCTCCGTTTTTTGCTGATAGTAGCATGCTTAGGAATTTTTTTGCCTTATGTGTATCGCCCACAGACTCATCTCGGTATCCGTCAGGTAGCCCTCTGGAAACAGGTCATGGCGGCTTTCAAACAGATAGCCGCCCTTAGCATCCGCCAGGGCTAGGCTGGCTTGGACGTCTTCCCGCCGCCAGAGGGCGCGGGCTTTACCTCTGCAATGCGCCCCAGCCCGGTCAGCTCCATGACCTTGTTGGCCAGCTGAATGAACTCGACAGGCCAGATCTCCGCGAACTTGATAATGTCCTGGTGCTCAAGCGTCGGCTCGATCAAACCCATGCGAACATGCTCATACTGTTTGACCAGATCAGCGGGAACCCCATTGGAGACACCGACGCCCTCCAGCAGCGCCTGCACGCGCTCCTCACCTCCACTGGCCAGCTTTTCGACCAAATTGGACAGCAACTGACCGCGCTTCTTTGCCTCATCAGCAATGTGAATCTCTTCCGCCGTCAGCCCCCGGACCTTAAACACACCGGTGCCGAATCCAGCAGACGCCACGGCATCCAGGGTGACCTCAGCCTCCCGGGGCGAAAACTTCGCCCGCTGGAAGGCCTTAACGTCAAAACGATCTGACCCAGCCATCAGGTGGTCACATCCTGGCCGACTTCCTCGACCGAGATCGTACAGCTCGCCTGGATGTTATCGGCAGCCGGGAAGGTCCTGGCGATACCCAGCTTTCCGTGCTCGACGATGTAGTTCGTGCGGTTCCGATCCGGGAAGAATTTGAACCACAGGTTTTCGTTTTTCAGCTTCACCAGCGGATCGCTGACGCCGTCATTCAGGTAAGCCGTGAATGACGCCTGGCTGAGAGAGCTGCTCGAGGATGCCAGCGTGGTGCCGTAGATCTGGGTCGAGTTCGAGGAATGGCTGGTCTCGGAAGGCACAAAAGCGCTCACTTTAGACGCATCTGCGAAGATCGCCGTCGCATAGCTGGCGTACACAGCCCGGGCGGTGCCGCCTGTGTGGATCTTCTGCAACGCGGCGTTGAACTTCACCTCGCCATTCCGGTAATCGATCGTGAAGAACGGCGAATCATAGCGCTCCTGGTGCAGCCCGATAACCTGCAGGATCTCGCTGGCTTTGACCACGGCAGAGGTCTGCGAGCTCAATCGCACTTGGCCGACTTCCACCTTGCCAACCGGAATATAGGGAGGACCACCAGCGGCATCACGGGTTTCAACGAATGCGGTGCCTTCAGTTCCGGCCAGGGCTGCGATGGCGCCGGCATTGTCGATGGTGATCGAGTAGATGATGTGGTCTTGGGTACTTGGCCGCGCTACCGCAAGATCCGTGCTCGCACCCGCTGTCACTTTCACACCGCCCACATAGGCGCTGATCGCAGCTACGTCGACAACATCGCTCGATGCAGATGCGGCCGGCGAAATCACACCGCCGGAGATCACGCCATCAGGCCGCACATCCGGCTCAAAACCGGCCCGGGACGACAAAAACTCATCTCCCGTCGTGAATGTGGTGGCATCACCGCTATCCGTCAGCGCAGCCATCGCCACAGCATTCTGACCGCCCTCATATTTCAGCAGCGCATTTTCAGCAGACATGGATTATCCCCTTTCTGATAGTGCCCAGACGGGCGGTTATTGAGTGTCAGGTTTTCCGAGCTGGTATTCGTAGGTTATTTCAAAGGTGACGGTGATCCGGATCTCCTGCTGACCTGCAGCTGGGTAGTCAATTTGAGACTCGCTATAAACAAGACTTTTGCAGAGACCACCTAACGTCCGGTCGCTGTTGGTAGCATCAGAGACCAAATCAGCCAGCAACTGATTAGCTTGCGTAGAGAGATTGATATCGGGATCGACGCGGTCCATTACGCCAACACCAGCCGTCAGAACACACGCCTGCATGCCATAGGTAGTCTTCTCTGCCGTCTCATCGAAGTCCCACAGGCAGCGTGCTGGCAGCTGGTCAATATCATCCAATGTCAGCGCGCGCTCTGCAGCGAGCTTTTTGGAAAAGGCAGTCAGGATTTGCTCTCGAATCGATGCCATCAGTAGCCCCGCAACACGCTGTCGATCTGCTTGTCCATCTGCTCAGCCAGATAGTCATTCAGCGGACCAGAGATCTCACCGATCACATCGCTGTAGACCTGGCTCAGCGATGGGCCGTGAATTTTCAGTTTGCCGTTCTTACGCCGTGCCAGCGCCGGCAGGTTCGAGTTTTTCAGGCGCGGCAGAATGAACCACTTGGTCGGGTCCAACGTCTTCGGCGCCTGGTTTGGGTTGATCTTCACGCGCAGCGGCTGATCGAGGGCGGCAATCGAGAACATGCCTTTTTTGTACTTGAACAGCGCCCCGCTGGTGGCGCGCCCCGTGTCCTGGTTGATACCGGTGACACCGTAGAGGTAGTAACTCAGCAGCAGGCCACGGCTCGGCGTGGAAATGCTGGCAACCAGCTTTCGGTAGCTGGCGCGCTTCACGGTCATGTGATCCCGGACATAAGCCGCACTCAGATTGACCTGCTTCCGGATTTCCTTGTTCGACAGCGTTTTACCCTTGCTGGCTGTCGCATTCAGCGCCCGCGACATCACCTTCGGAGACTGTTCCTTCACGCCAAACAGCAGCGATTTGGCCGAGTTCAATGATGACCGATCTATATCAACCTGCATTCAGATACACGCTCACCGCATCGCCATCATCGGAAATGATCCCGTCAACGGTCCAGGTGCCTTTATTAAGTCCTGTGGTGACGACAATGACATCGCCTCTTTTAGGCTCACGCGATAATTCAGATAGCCGCAACTCGCCCTGGTGACGCCTGACCGGTACAGCCGTTGAGTAAATGGATGCCTCAGCCTGAATGCGATTAATTATGATGCTGATAGGCCGTGGTGGAGTTCCCGAGCGATCATCATAGGTCGCCGCATCGCCAAAGGTGCTCTGCAACGTATCGTTCAACAGATCAAGGGCATCATCGAATTGGCTCATTCGGGGATCGGGGCCGGATGGCCCCGCCTCTATCAGTGGACTGTATTCGGGCCGACGTTAAGCTTGACCCAAACGGTTGTTGCGCCATTGCCTGCATCAGCCACAGCCACACATCCACCCGTCAGATCGCCTGCTGCCGGAGTGGCAGAGTTCGCATCAAATTCTGATGCGGAATCGTCCCAGTTCACGCTCTCACCCTGATTAATGACGGAAGCACTAACCTTGGGAAGCTCCCAAACGCCATCGATCTGCACAGGGCCGGTCTCGCCAGCCGCAATATCGTTCAGCGCCACGCCGACCAGCTGCCCCATGACAACCACATCGCCGGATTTAACAGCAGCACTGGCCGTGTAATCGATCACCCGGCCCTCTTGAATGAACGTCTTAGCCATGATGTTTCTCCTGAAACTGAAAAGTCAGATGACACCGACGGGGCTGTATAGCCCCGACAGTGTTATGGAACTGGCCGGTTAGGTGTTTTTGACCAGGGTGCGGTAGTCGAGTGCTTTGGCACCGGCATCCAGGCGGACCTTGAACTCGGTACCGTCGACGTTCCAACCCATTTGCTGCTCGAGCGTAGGATTCGGATTGCCATCGAGGTATTGCACCTCGATACCGTCGTACATGTTCGGGTCGGCCAACTGGAACCAGGTAGTTTCCGATGCGGCGTCAAGACGCGCATCGGAGATAACTGTTGCGCCACCAGCAGCCGGGTTCGGAACCTTCTGCGTTTTCGAGGGATCGTACTGACTGGCCATCAGCACCTTGGCGGTATCTTCCAGCGCCACTGGAACCACCAGATTCGCGACGCGGATATTGAGTGTTCCATTACCGCCAGGATCTTTCTGCTTGGCCATTGCAGAGCGACCAGCACCAAACGATGCCGCGGTCAGGCCACCAGGATTCAGCAGGTTGTTGTGGTCAGCATGGAACAGTTCCACGCCATCGCTCATCAGCTGGCCGTTGATCAGGATATCGAATACCAGGTCACCCACGGTCCGACGTGCGGCGCGTCCGAAGTTCTGCGGGATCTTAGAGAAGGCATTGAGATCGTCGTTGATGATCGCCTGACGGGAAATATTGAACAGCGAGCCATAAGTCGCCAACTGAACAACTTCTCCGCGATCACCAAAGGTGACGTATTTGAACTCGCTGTTTTCAGGCACCTTGCGCAGGCTGGGCGCATTGTTGAGCCCGACTTTTTTCATCGACTTGAAGTCAGGCAGCGAGCCGACCGAGGTGAACTGCTCGAAGGTCTCAGGCGTCTCGCCATAGCCTTTCAGCATCGCCTTATTCGCGGTATCGGACAGGATATTACCGAAATCACCAGAGCTGTGAGTGAATGCTGCCGCGACGATGGCCATCTTGTCCATGCCGATCATGCTCACGCTGCGCATTTCCAGGCATTGACGCGCCATATCCAACAGCGTCGATCCGCGATAGGGATTACGACCAACATCCGCATCCTTCGCCACACCAGCCCGCAGCTGCAGGACTTCACCCATCGCCTGGATCTTGGCGATATTGTTCTCATCACCAACGATGATCGCGCCGCCAGCTGTCGGCGTTACACCTTCGCCGAGTTTATCCAGCAGACGCTGGCGTGCATTGTCGACCGTGCATTTGCTGTCCATCAGGCACTTGTTCAACAGCTCGCCGTGCTTTCCGGAAAAATCTCCGAAGGCAGCAACAATGCCATTGCGGCGTTCTTCTTCATCACGAATCGCCTGCTGCCGCGCTTCCTCAGCGGCCTGCTTGCGAGCGTTTTCCAGTTCATCAGCCGTGTGGCCGGTTGCCGGTTTCGTGGGATTGAGCATAGGAGTCTCCTTTAATGTGCTCCGGGGTGTGCCAGCAACCGCTGACAGAATTTCGGGGGTGTGTTCGAATTTCGAAAGATCGAAGCCCACCGCGTGGGCAGCCACAGCGATCGCGGGTCCGGTCTCGTCGGCAAAGCCAAGGGCAACGGCCTCGGTACCGGTCATCCAGGTCTCCGCATCCATCATGTCGCTGATCTGCTGTTCAGGCAGGCCGGTACGATTGACATAGGCCGAGATCAACGCGGACTTCGTCTTGTCCAACAGATCCGCATTTTTCCGAAGCTGAGCAGCATCGCCTTGCGCCATCATCAGCGGGTTGTGGATCATCATCATGGCGTTCTCAGGCATGATGATCAGGTCAGCGGCCATCGCGATTACCGAGGCCATCGACAACGCGATACCATCGATATAGGCCGTTACCTGGGCGGGATGGTTTTTCAGCAGGTTATAGATGGCCGTTCCGTCCCATACCGACCCGCCAGGCGAATTGATATGGAGGTTGATATCGTTGATACCGGTCAGAGCCTTGAGCTCAGCCGCAAAGTCGTTGGCATTGGTTCCCCAAAAGCCGATCTCTTCATAAATCCAGATTTCGGCAGCACCTGCCGCCGCCTTGATCTCGTACCATTTCTGGGGCATCTCGAATCCTCCGGGCATAAAAAAACCGCCTCGGGGGCGGTTGCTTTCGATGTTGGGTGACTATGGTCCAGTCGTTGGCGTGGACGGTGCTACTGGAGCTGCTGGCGATGGTGCAGTAGCAGCCAGATTTCGGTCTTTCAGCTCCTGATCCCAGTGCTGACATTGCTCGAGCACGTCCTCCGGCTTTTCTCCGCGAGAGCGGATAATCTTTTGCGGCGAGGTAAGGCGCAGCGCAATGTTCTTCTCATTGGCCTGTGCCTCTTTAAGCGGATCGATCCAGGGGATGCTCGGCGTGATATAGGCAACATCGAACAATGTATCGGGATCGAGATCTGCCGGCAGACTCACCAAACCGGCCACTCTAGCCAGAGTGATCATCCTCCGGATGACAGGCTCGACCGCCATGCCGATAAACTCATTGGTCAGCACAGCATAATTGGTCCATTGCTCGATCAATTCCTGCCGCTGAGCCGCATAGTTTCCATCGTAGTTTTTGGATACGCTGGAGTTGCTGACACCGAAACCGGCTGAAAAGCCCTTCACCATTGCATCACGGAATGGCTGCAGTAGCGTCGACGGCCGATTGCTCTGTATCGTGCCGACTTCCTCGCCGGGCTCCAGCGTGTCGAAGATCATGCCGGGCGCAAAGGAAAAGCTACGTTGACCGCTGCTGTCTTTCTGCTCATTCGGATTGATATCACCCCCATACATATCAGGGGCCCCTTTCTTGATGTAACCAACCATCGCAGCAGCGACCCGGGCAGCAATTCGCTCACTCTCCTCGTATTCCTTGAGGTCATTGAGGCGATTCATGACAGAGGCAAAATTCGTCACACCACGCGCCTGGCGCAGGCGATCCACCAGCTTGATGTGATCGATAATGTCGGCTGACACCATTACGACGTTCTGGCGCAGTTGGATCATGTCCCCCGGATGCTGGTAATAGAGGTGATACTGACGCGGTTGGCCCCAGGCATTACGCTCTACACCCTGAACGATGTTTTTGCCGCTATCGTTGATGTCGGCGATGTAGTCCGCCTCGAGCAGCTCCAGCGTGTACGGCACTTTGGTGCCATGCTGGAGATATTTCACATTCCCCATGAGCGACTTGCTCAGCACCTCGCCGTCACGCAACCAGGAGCGACAAAGCATCCGCTGTGCCTTCGACCAGTTGTATTCCCCTGTCGTCTCCGGCTTGCGACACCAGTCCTTGTAAAGCGACTGCAACTGCTTCGCGACATCCTTATGGATCTCGCCATTGAGGTTCTTCGGCTGGAACTCCACGCCGATACCGCCCGGGCCGACGATGTTATTGACCATGATGGTCAACGCGCCGCGGGAAATGTCGTGGTTCTGGTCAAGCCATCTGGCTTGTGCTCGCAGCGTTTGCGTGGCGCCGGCCGTCACGGAATCGCCGGACCGGTTGTCGCCGGGATTTTTGCGGATACGCGACGGGCGAGCAGCCTCATAGGCATTAAGGACCCGGCGCGCCTGCTCTCGATGCACGGCCCAACTTGGAGAAATCGGGCGGATAATGTATCGATCAAACCAGTTCATCATTCAAAACTCGCCAGTGAATAACCCCGACCCATGTTGCGCTCGGCCTGCACACGGCGCTCCCATACTTTCCGTTCTTTGATGACCTGGCCGAGATCAGCACGAGTCAGGTGCTTGCCGCCATGAATGACCGTCTGGCCTTGGAGGATCTTCTTTTCCGCATCCAAATAGAGATCAAGCATCTCAGTGGCGGTACTCATAGCCAGCCCTCATTATCGATTCCGAGGAAATTTGAAGCCCCCTGGCTCGGCGATTGGCGAGCGGGAGCTTGATGTTCTGGTTGCTTTGGTGCTGATG